GAATTACCGCCACCACCGCCGCCACCAGCACCCCAAATAAAGCCAGTAACAATTTCATTGCCGGTAAGACCAGAAGGAGCAGTCCATGTACCAGAAGTGGTAAAATCTTGATAATTAAGAATGTTACCGGCAGCAGCTAATGTAATAGAGCCAGCACCGTTCGTTACAGTAACACCCGTACCAGCCGTTAAGGTGGTGCGTGTAAAGTTTGTGCCATTACCAATATCAATCTGACCATTGGTAGGCGCAGTGGATATGCCCGTTCCGCCAGCAGCGACAGGGAGTGTACCCGCCGTCAATGCTGTAGCAGATGTTGAATACAGCGCATTGTTAGCGCCGGTTAAGGTAGCAAGCCCCGTGCCGCCTTCATTAACGGCCAACGAAGAAGCCTGATCAAGCGAATAGATGTTTGAACCATCGCTGAAAATGTAAACATTGCGGTATGGAGCGGACGAACCCGTTGGTACGGGATTGATAACTACGTTATTCGCACCGCCTGTAGTTACCGTAATAGTGCCGCCCGTGCCATTGGAAAATAACCAATAGCTGCCCGACGTGCTACCGCCACCAATGTCTGACGGAATTGTAACCGTTGCCGTCGTAGTTACCGTACCCGAAAGAACAATACGCGCACTTTGAAATTGAGCGGTCGTAAGTGTTACGTTCGCCCCATTAGATAAAGTTACGGTCGAAGAACTCCCAAAAGCACTGTCAACAATGGAAAAGTTAGAATTAAGGATAGCCCCCCAATTCTGTGTACCATCTGACGGTTCTTGGAAGTTCTTGTTATTCGAGTTCGATGCCATTAGGCGATCCTATCATTCCAGCCCGTAGGCTTTGATCTTTTCAAGACGGCCCAAACCACCACCGGCAGCGTGATCAATCACATGCTCAACCTTACCACCCGACTTGCGGCCAATAGGAGGCATGCCCGGACGACCAGCGCCCATAGGAGGCATACCAGCGCCAACCGCACCCATAGGAGCAGCCATTGGCGCACCAGCACCCATAGCACCCATAGGAGGCATTGGTGGGCGTGGAGGAGGCGGTGGAGGCATTGCAGGGCCACCCATAGGAGGCATACCAGCAGGAGCGCCCATAGCGCCCATTGGGCTATGGGGGTGAATCATAATGTTAACGTTGGTCTTGCCCTTACCAATAGCGCCACCGCGCTTCTTAGCCGTGCGACCGCCATCAGCACCCGGAACTTCATGTGGGTAATTCTGGCGTACGTACAAACCACGGCCAGCTTCACCGCCGTCAGCGTGATGCATACGCTTAAGCGTTTCAGCCAGATGAGCTTTCTTCGCGAGCTTCGGATTTTTGCTATGCTCAGCCTTTTTCAACTTGCTTGCAGGAATCTTTTCGCCTTCTGGAACATGCAATGCACGATGCAGCGAACCCTTGTGCTTAATAGCACCCTGAATCCACTTTTCGCCGCCATGAGCTTTACCAGTGCGGGCTTCGGGCTTAACCATCTTGCGGATGAGTGCCTTATCTTCAGCCTCATCAGGATGTGCAGCGCCGCCCTTAGCATGATGCTTACGGTCTTTTACCGTGCCACCATGCTTTTGGTTCTGAGGAAGATCACGCTGATATCCTTGCTGCTGCGCATCAAACTTGTCGGCAATAGCCTTACGAGCCGCATCTTGTGCAGCCATAGCTTTGGCATCTTGAATAGCTTGCATAGCCGGATCAAGACGAACACCATCCATATCGGCTGGACGGCGTGGAGGAAGCGGAACCGGACGGCGAGGAGGCAATGGAATAGCATTGCCGTCAGCGTGATGCTCGCGCTTAACTTTGCCACCCTTCTTCATGCCGCCGATGTGTTTAGCACCGTCACGAAGGTCATTGGCCTTTTTCATGTCGCGATTAAGAAGGCGATCAACCGGAGGCATAACCTCACCGCCCGACTTACGGGCTTTGCGGTCTGCGCGTTTCTTGGAATGTTCACCATGAACCTTGCCACCAGACTTATACTGGCGTGGGCTAACAGGTCGCATGCCCGTCTGGACACTTGCCTTCTCCATCGCAGGAGGCGACCAAGACGACGAATCAACTTTCGTATGCGGTTCGCCCGACTCAATATTCTTTAACTTCTGGGCTGCACCATCACGGGCCGCTTTACGATATTCGTGCATCGATCTGCTCCATCACTGCGACATCGCAGTTGCAATAAGAGAATATTAACCCATAAAAGGCTACTTTACAATATCCGTTCACGGTTTGTTTCGCATCTTAAGCATACGTATGGAATTGGCAAGAGCGTTATTCTCGCCAACGTTTCCGCCCTTTGCGTAACCCGTATAGCCCGGAACCATTCCCCAATTAATCCCTGTATCATAATTGGTGGTTGGCGTTGCATAGTTCATGTAAGGCTGCTGAACTGGGTAAACATACGGCGTTGAAGCAGGTGCGGGTTTATTTTGATTGTTCCTATTAAGGAACGAAAATAACCCTTTGTTACCAAGCACTGAATTAGCCAAAGACAAATTATTGGCGTAAGATGGGCGATTATTGGAGTAATCCGTGTTAGGATACTCCGAGGACGCATGGTAGCTTCCGGTCAAATCGCGAGGAGACATCCCCGTAGGATTAGGGGTATTAGGTGCGTTTCTAATACCATTCAAGAAAACTCTAGTTGTGTCTTCTGTGAAGTTAACTTGCGGACCGTTGCCATAGTCAACAATACGCGACACGACTTGCGATGGATCAACGCCATTTGCTGCCGCCCACTCTTCTTTGGTCAACCCGCTTGTGGAGTTGGGCAAGTTAGTCGGATTGCCATTTTCGTCAATTGCTACGGTGTTTGGCTGGTTCAGTATGTTGTTAACTTGAGTTTCGGATGGACCAAAAAGCTTATCAAGTATGCCTTGTTGTGGTGCGGCGGGGGCTGCTGGAGATGGATTAACCGGAGGCAAAGGGACGTTACCCAATGTGGGCGCTGCCACGTCGGGTTGGGCCGGATTAGCTGGGGATAGAGGGACAGTTCCTAATGTTGTCGCGGCGACATTAGTTTGAGCCGGATTAACAGGTGGCAAAGGAACATTACTAGTTATAGGAGAAGTTGTTGCAACGGCAGGGGCAGCCGCCGCCGGTGCTTGCGTTGTTCCCGCAATTGATAAAGCTTTTACAAGATCGTTAGTACCGGCCCCCGCTGAAGTTGGGGCAACCGTAGCAGCAGGTGGAGTGTAGGCAATAGTAGTAGGGGCAAGATTTTGCCCAAGTATACTAGCCAAAGATTGCGCCGGTGCAGCACTGACAACGCCCGTGTTTGGGGTTTCTCCCAACCTAATAGGATTATTATCGGATGCAGCATTGGGAATCGGTGCGTTAAACTCAGCGTTTTGCTGGGCTTGCATTTGGGCCAAGGCTTGTCCCTGAAGTGCTTGAGCCGCCGTATTGTAAGACAACGGATTGTTTGTAACATTACCAGCACCAGCCGCTTGAGCTAATTGGGCTGAAAGTCCACCCTCCATTGTAGGGTTTAATTGACCATTTGCATTAAGGCCGGTTGTGTTAAACGAGTAATTGGTTGCCCCAACATCAGCCAAGTTTGGTAATCCAGCAGATGGGTTTGAAGCCACGTCCGTAGCACTTTGCTGGACAAGTGCATTAAGTTGATTTTGTAATGCAGCCTGTTCGTTCGCGACCGCAGGAAGATTGGAATTACCCCCAATAAGACTTGGAGGAGCATTTTGCGAACCAAACGCATTTGACATAGACGCAAGACCCTGCTGAGCATTTTGTGCAGCAGCAATGGCAGCGTTTACGTCTCCCTGTGATTGCCCAACAGCCGGGCCAGCCGACGCACCCGTATCGGCAGACAACCCGCCAACGGTGTCACCCATTCTTACGGATGCTGCATTTTCATTACCAGCACTTGCATCTTGACGTGCCGCTTGATCCGCTGAGCTTTGCTCCGATTGTGATACGCTATCGGCGCGAACATTATCCCCTCCGCCGCCTTCTCCGCCTTCGCTATGGTCGCTATCATCAAACTCAAGCAAGCCCGTCTTAGGGTTAATCTTCCCCGAACCGCCGCGCTTCTTCAGCAGTTTTGCTTCGCGTGGGTTGATATGGGCAAGGATAGTGTCATTACCACGGCCCATAGATTGAACGAGACGAAGCGCATTACGGATATTCTCATCAATCATGGTATGCCTACTGAATTACGCCGCCGGGGGTGGGTGACATGGCAGGTTCATTGCCTTCAAGGCGTTGAATCATACCCGGATCAAGAAGAGCATCTATGGTTCCCAACGTTGATGGGTTCATGGCTACTTCTTCAGCCAACTTAACTGCCGCCAAACGCTCACGACTCTCACGATCACGCTTGCGGTTCATGGCATCAAGCTGTGCATCAATGTTTTTCTGCTGAATTTCAGCCATTTTGACCTGATTGTCCGGCGACATGCCCTGCTGACCGCCAGCCTTGGACTGCATGTCCTGAACTTTGGCCTGAGCCTCCAGCATTTTGGACTGAGCAGTGATCATAGCGGCCTGACCAGCCATTGCGGCGGCTTGTCCTTGCGGATCAGGCGGTGCTGGCTGGTTAACAGTATCACGAAGCAATGCAGTTGGGTTGCCCCAGCCCAATGTAAGCAATGCTTCACGGTTAACGGCATCCAAGTTGTACAAATCAGGCGCTTGCTGAGCCAATTGAATCAACGCCGTCACTTTCATGACGCGCTGGATGTGGCTTGCCGTGTTTGGATCGGCTTGTGGCACCAATTCATAGTTATCCAAGGCCGAAAGGAACGTCTGTTCGTCCCATTGACCCGCTGGACGCTTGTTGCGCTGCCAAAAAGAGTTGGGATGCTCCCTAAAGCACTGCGCAATAAGCTGAAATTCGTCTGCCTGAGCCGCATGAAGCCGTTTATGAACGCTGTTAAGCACCTTTTGGGCTTGTTCAATGATTGCAAGCGTTGTGCCAACCGGCGCATCCTGCTTACCTTCGCCAACTTGCATCTCAGCAGTGCCGCCAACGCGCTGTCCGTACTGACTAATCTGCTCAGCAAAGTTAGCCAAGGCTCCAGATGGTTCTTTATAAGGTAAAGGCATGACGGATTGCTGAATAGACATGCCCGCCGTATCAATCTGAGCGCCACCGCCCGGAGGAATGCGGAAAATGTTACTATTTTGACGCCCAGATGTCTTGGCATACAAGAATCCGGGGAAGTTGGCATACATACCGGCATCTAAAAGCTCACGCCACACTGCCGTAAGGGCATTAGTCGTGTTGCCAAGGATGTGCAGCAAGCCCATTCCATAGAATTTAAGGCCGGGAATAAAGTCATACTTAACAAAATGGCTTATAGCCTCTGGCAATTCGGCGTCATCTTCCGAATAATTGCGAACAATGTTCAAAATTTTCTTGGAAGAGGCGTCAATCGTCACCCGATATGGCACTTCAAGGCCAGTAATTTCACCGTCAATCTTGTGTTCGTAACCGCTAACGTCCAATTCGCAATAGCATTCGTAAATCTCACGGTCGCGATCTTCCGCAACCATAACATCCGACTGCGTACCCTGAATAGCAGCCTTTTCAAGCTGCACAGCGTCTAGGTTTTTTTGTTTAGGCTCGCCAAGCTCAACGTCACGATATGCACCAATGATCTGCATGCGTTTAACAACAGAAGGGCGCATTGATATACGGTGAGTAACTCTTCGTGCATTGGAGATATCGGTCGCTTCATTGTTAACAATCAAGTCGTCAGCATCAACCGTCTCAGAAACAGGACGATTTCGCAACGGACAATAGTAAACCTTCTTAAATGAAGAGCCGCCAAAGCCCAACATAAACAACATTTTGTCCGTATCGGGATAATATTCTTTAGCTGTAACTGTCAGGTAATGGTTAAAGTCTTTTTCAAGATAGTCAGCTTGCTGATCTACTTGTGGGGAATCTTGATTACTATCAACTCTTACTTTGACAGGTCCGTCCGTTGGCAATAGTTCCGCCCTAGCATTCGCTTGAAAACGCAAGACGGATTCGAGCAGGAGCGGATGACGTATACGGGACATTCCTTCGACAGGAGCGCCGTCTGCCGTGCCTTGTTGACCCGGAATTTCAATTTTAAGGCCCAGAAGTCGTAAACCCTGAGCGCGGTCTTCAATCCATTCTTTGCGAGAATCAATATCTTCTTCAATGCCTTTGATAAGAAGTTCAGCAATGCGAGATAGCTCGTTTTCGCCAATGTCTTCAGCAAGGTTGGCAAACCATTCATCTTGATCTTTTTTCTTAGCAGACTGAATAGGACGGCCATCAAGGGAAACGCTAATAGAACCGTCCCCGTGATCAATACGAAGCACATTGCCATTAGCGTCCAGTTCTGGCAGGTCTGAATCATCGTCCGCATCCATTACGACAACAGTGTCCTGCCCCTCATTCAAGGGGTCATCCTGCTGGTCTTGGTCAAGACGAATGTTGGGTACGAGTCCGGGCGTCAAAGCCATGTGCAACTTCCTGTTGGAATAACTTGCACAGTATAGGCTAATTATGCTCTGTTCGCAAACCCTTCAACACCGTCCTGATCAGGAAGTTCTAGGTCTGGCTTGTTTAATGCTTCAAGCATACGAAGCAAATCATGCCGTAATTCATCTTTTGTGTCGCCCCAAGGCTTAACAGCATCAGATGTAATGCCTTTTACGTTACCGTCATTATCGTAGTAAACTTCGTGAATGGCATACCCAACATCTGGGTCGCCAAACAAATTGCGAGTTTCGTACTTAATAACCCTATGGTTCCAAGTCATCGTGGTTTTCCCTACAGTCGCATCGCCACATAAGTACTGAGTACTTTCCATGCGTTGCGCCAAGGTGTGCCACGATCATCCAACCCATTTGGTGGTAATCGTCAATTAGATGATACGCAACGTATCTGAATATCCCAGTGCGGATACGGTTTTCCATTTACACGTCATGCAAGTTGCCGTCAAGTGCTTGTGCTAATGATGTAATCATTCCGACAGCAACACTTTTTCTGACTTTGTATTCATGTATCTTAGTATCTATTACGATAGTGACCTTAATGTAACCGTCACCTAAATCTCGGGCCACCATCGTATCTATTGATTTAAACTTTGGTTTGATCATGGGCCAATCATTCCGCAGTACCCATGCGTTTCGCTGTAACCAACTGCTGGCAGTTCTACCGTCTCAGTAATTTCTTCCCACTGGCGATTCCAGCGCCAAGCCGCGCATTTGTTGGCAATGCATGGCCGACCGACTTCTACGTTGCCAATTCGCACAAATCGGCCCGGCGTACCTTGCCCCACGCCCATTGGGCAAACAATGGAAGCCATTTGCTCCGGCGTCATTAAGTGCGGGTTATCAATCATTGGGAACAAATCCAATAGGTTCGCCAGTTTCGTTATCCAAAAGCTCAACTTCCATAACGCGATCCATAGGAATGCAAGCTACAAGATAGCTATCGTCCCACGTAAAATGCTCGGTCTTACCTTCATTGCGGTGAAAGTAGATTACGCTGGTATCTACATTGCAGGTATCAGCCTTGATTATCAGGTGGGATTTCCCACTTACGTCGTATGGATTTAGTGTAATAGACCAAGTATGTTTGGGCATTGCATTCTCCTATGTCGGTTAAATTTACATACCATGCAACTAAACAGGATACAATGGCACATTCTCGTTACTCCCGCGCCACTCTCGGTTTGACGCAAGCTCTGCCGTCCGTTCAGCGCCACGTTGAAGCATTCCAGTCCCACGCAGCCAATTTAGGGCTTGCGTCACCGTGTCATGCAAGTCGTCGTGTTTTCCCTTGGGAAACGTGGCGCATTGTGAGATTACCATTTCTGCCCACACACGAAAAACGTCCCCAGCCTTATCGGTCGGAGCGACCACCATTCCTTCGGAAAACAAATGCTGAACCGCATAAGTTCTGGCGACCTTATCCATCCCCTTCGGATCAATAAGCCGAACACCGTAATTCTCGTACCCAAAGAGCCGTCTCAATTCCTGACTAACGGAAATGCCTGACGCTTTGTTTTCGATCAAAAGAAAATCAATCTTCCATTCCTTAGCCGACGCGCCAATCTTTTGCACAAGTTCGTGCAGTTCCATGCGCCCCTGCCATGCATGCATCAAGATAGCTCTTGGAACATCCGCCTCACGTTCTTCCGCTGAAATACGTGTATAGTTTCCAGACATTTCATTACCGACAACGCCAGTTGTTGGCCCTGAGTCCCGGTAAACACCCCAAATAGTGCAAGCAGAAAAGTCACCTTCAAACTCCTTTGCACCAAACGCCGTATCAACAGAAGCAACGACAAGTTCCAAATTGTGGGGAAACTTTTCCTTGTTCCACTCGCCCCACCATTCGCGCTTGATTATGCCGCCCCCAGTTGGTTCCGGCCTTTGTTGAAGCTGTCCTGCTGCTGCATATGGTCCAAGAGTTTTCTCAAGGAGGGTGACTTCTTCGTTACCGAAGCGTTCGTCCCATAAAAGCTGACCTTCTTCAGTCCTTTCGTCAGTCCAGATAACTGCCTGTCCGTCATTAAATTCCGCAGGTACAAGAACATTATACGTCCTCCTAGCTGGCTCAAATCGCATAGGCAAACAAAGATGCGTCCAGTTGCCGATATCTTTTGACAAAATATGCCCAGTGATATCGTTCTCCGAAAGCCTCTGCTGGATGACAATCTTAACGCCGTTCTTAGGGTCGTTCAAGCGGGTTGACCATGCCATGTCCCACCATTCAATGGTTGAGTTCACGATGGCCTCTGAGTTGGCTTCCTGCGCGTTATTGGGATCGTCGGCGATAAGATAATTGCCGCCCAAGCCGGTCGTGGCTGATCCAACCGACACCGTGTTACGTATACCGCTCTTGTTGTTTTGGAAGCGGGTCTTCGTGTTCTGGTCGCCTACTAAGCTGAACCTATCGCCCCATAGCGTTTGATACCATTTGCTTTCAATCAAACGGCGACACTTAACCGAGTCCTGAATAGATAAGCCCATCGCATAGGACGAATGCAAAAATTGCATACCCGGACCAGAAGTAGGGCTTTTAATGCTTTGCGCCCACACCCAAGCTGGGAACATAGTCCCAGTAATGGTTGACTTAGAAAAGCGCGGCGGAACGTTTATGATTAAGTTCCTAATATATCCGTCAGCACACGCTTGTAGGTGTTCGCAAATAGCTTGCAACGCAAAGCCGCCTTCAGCGAACGGGGCGGAATCAATCTCCCGCCACGCCCGTCGAGTAAACCCGTAAAGGCTTTCTTCATAGTTTGCGGCTTTGGTTTGACGATACAGGTCGCGCCTCTGGCCTTCGGTCATGTTTTCAAGGTCAAATTTCATGAACCTAACCTACGGCTTACAAAAAGCTATATCAAGCAGCTCTGTTCATGACTGTTTTGGGCATCAATGCTTTAGCACGTTTAATGGCGTTGTCTGGGTAAGCCCGACCAATATGAAGGATGGACAAAAGCTGTTCGACAAGATGGCGGCGTTCTTTGTGTTCGCCTAAATCACCACTGATAAGTTCATATTCAATATCTTTCATAATGCCGATTGTCTTATTGCAAGCAGATACAACATTATCGTAATTGATATCTTCAACGTGGGAAGCACTTACAAGTAAGTCCGCCATTTTTTCCGATTCAGTTAAGCGTTTATCGTCATTTTTCTTGACTGGCCTCATGCTAAAATCTTCGATATATCTAGCAACAATCCCGTTTAATGTTATAACGCATTCCAAGTATACTATCTCATGTTTCATTTCTTGGTTTTCCTTCATTATTGCGTGAATAAAGTCTGCTACTTCATCTAGTCGTTGTTCTCGGCAACGTAAGCAATGATCCCAGTAGTCGGGAAACCGCTTAGTCATCCGTTATACCTAAATCTTGGAACGCGGCGCGAATATCAAACCAAAGCGATCTAAAATCTTCTCGCATAAGTTCGTAATGATCAATTTCGCGTTTATGGCTTTGAATTAAATCCGCAGCAGCCCACTCAAGGGTAGATTCCTTGGGCCACGTAGATAAGCCAGTCAAAAAATCTCGTTCACTATCTTCGCATTGCATAGCTCGGGCGCGAAGTTCTTTTACGATGTCGGAGGGAAAACGAACTTTGGGAGCCTCATCTTCTGGCTTCTTTGAGTTCATTTTGTTTTCTCTGGCTTCATTGGCTCGTTCAATCAGCCATGCATCATACCATTCTTGAATCTTACCCATTGCCATTCTCCTTTAATTTGGCTTCAATTCTTTCACAAGCTATATCGAAGTAAGTTCTATTTAGTTCTATTCCAACAAACTTTTTCTTTTGTTTAATAGCGGCGATAGCTGTTGAACCGCTTCCCATAAACGGATCAACTACAACCCCATCGGTCCAACCCAATATTTCTTCCATAAGGGGTATAGGTTTTTCCGTTGGATGAAACTTGTTTTGAGTCCTTGGATGCATAACCACATCCTTTGGCCGTTTTAAGGGAAAGAAATGATTATCACCTTGATAGAAAAACACAAGTTCTGTTTGTCTTGCGTGTTCATGTTTTAGGTCTCCCATTGACCAATTGTTTTTAACCCAAGTTATAACGGATTTTGGTAAAGGAATGTTTTTTAAGTTATTCCACCTGCCGAATATGTACTTAGAATGGCTTGCCTTAATATTACAAATATACTGAAGAAAGTCGTCAGAGTCATCGTTTTCTATAGCTTTATGCTTTATTTTCCTGTGATTTGACTTAAATTGCATTCCATATGGTGGATCGGTTACGATTGAATTAAAGGATATATTTGGCAAAATATTTTGGCAATCGCCGCAATAAAGCTCAATATAATCATTAAATTTAACGAAATTCACCAACATTCTCCACTGGTTCCGCTGGTTCTTGCCAATATCGGCAATAAAAATGTTTCTTCATCTTATCGATCTCCCATTGAGGGTATCCTTCCTCAACAAGCCATTCCAATGTGCGGTCATGTGCTTCCTTAGGGAACACTTTAGGAAACCCATACCGCCAACCGCTAGGTGGGTCTATATATGTTACCATTTCGCGAGGCAACCGCCCCATATTTGATACATATTCCGGCAAACTAGCATAGCCAGCTTCTACTGCTGCACGGTATGATTCGTTATCAGTCATTTCGGTGGCTCCGGTAATGGCATCCAATGGGATGGGCAAATACAACGATCCGGCCCATCACTTTCAACGCGATGAGGGGCGTAAACAAACATTGGTTCATCGCCATATGTATAGTGCATTTCACTATGATACACCGCCACCGCAATCCGCTGACCAAACTCCGCCTGATTGCCTTTTTCCTTATTGCCGTACACTAAAATTGGACGGTCTTTCGGTGCGGTTTCTATTGGTTGCCATTCAGTCATGACCGCACCATCCCGCAATAGCCGTGTGTCATTGGCTTTTCAGGGACAAGCGGCAATTCCAACATCTTGCCTTGCATCAAGTCTTGATGGCCTGCTGGACGCCACCGCCAAGCCATACAATCTGGGCCATTACAGAACGTTTCTGCGGGGTCAACAACGCAAGTCATTCTTCCAGCCTCATAAGGCGTCACATAATGCGGATTGTCAGTCATATCCATGCCCTCCTCGGCATTGCGTTGTGTCTCACCAGAGCGTCCGTCAAAGCTTTACGGGTGATGCCCATGGCTTGTGCGGCTTTAGTCAAGGACATACCCGCGAACAATAGGTCTTGGGCTTCCTTGATGCGTTCTGGCGTCCATTTGCCAGCATGCTTACCAACTTCCCTAGTCATGCGTTATTTGTCCCACGAAAACTTAGCGAGTGACACAGGCTTGCGAACGCCGCTAAGCGTGTCACTGATTCGCTGGTTCTTTTTGATCTGCCGCGCAGTTGCCAGCAGCACTTTGTGATTAGGGTCCATGTTGTTGCCAATGCCAACATCCCCCTGACTAGCTCTACCGCCTAGTTTCCTTGTCATTGCATGGTTTCCTCAGATTCTGGTGGCCGAGCTAAGACGCCGTAAAACATGGAAGCAATCTTAATGCGTTCTGCTGGCGGCATATTACGAACGGCGCTCGCTGATACAGCCCCAAGTATTTGAAGAGCCGTACCAATAGGAAGGCCGTTCAAAGCTGCGCCAACATCGTTAAACGCCTTAATGCGAGCTTCTTCGTCTTTTTTGGCCATGTGTTCTTTAAGATCAAGTGTCATTGTCATTCCCCTTTCAAAGTATTTAGTGCGGCACGGGCAATCTCGTTAATCTGCGAGACAAGGCTATCAGGCCACCGCTCCGATACATCGGCTATGCGTTCCAATTCATGTCGCAGCCGTTCAATCTCATCGGCGGCAGCATGGCAAAGTGCGTCTTTCACTCTTTGTGGTGGGTCGCTTAATAGCAATATGCTGTTAACCATGCGTTCGCGCAACCGTTCAACAATATCCATCGTTAGTCTCCGTTGCAGTGCAATTTGTGTAACATGCAAAATATAAGATAGCAATAGGCTACCTGTCAAGTGTCGGAGTCCCATGTGGGTGTTTAAGGTTTGTAGGGGGTAGGGTCGCTAATACAGACCCCCACCCCACCCCTGATCAGGAAAAAGGTACGGGCTATGAATTGCCTATGGGGCGTTTCATTGTCTTAAGCCATGCCCCCGTACAGCATAGCAGCATTGTGTTCTAACAAACGGACAATCAGCCGCTCGACCAAGCCGCGAACACAAGGCAGCAGGGCCAACGTATGGTCCCTCCGGTAGTGTGCTAAGCAGGAACATGCCGAAGGGTGCGGAGTTACTACGCCAGCTTAACACGGATTGCAATAGGGAAAATGCTCCGTAGGGATGACATTAACGGGGATAATGTAGTGCGAAGATGACAGGGTATGGTTAAGGTTATGTTTAGGGGAATATGGGGGATATGCGTGGGGTGTGCTTGGATACAGATACGGGCCTTCGCCTATTAGCGGGGGGTACCACCACGCCCACCCCACCCCTGCTGTTCACGGTTTGTTCACGGTCCGTTCTCCTTCGTTCCCGTTTTGTTCATGGTTTGTTCTCGTTCTGTTCTCTGCACGGCAGACGGATGGAACAAAAGGTAAACAAAGCACGAACGCTGACGTTGCGCTAACGTAAGCTTCACCATACTGCAACGTAAGCTTCAGCATATCCAATGGTAAGCATCAGCATGACGTGCGTAAGCTTCAGCATGACGGTCAGTAAGCTTCACCATATGGCATGATAAGCATCACCATAGGTCAACATGCTGAAGGCTACTCGACGGCGTGCTGAAGGTTATCGCATGGGTAAGCATCAGCACGTAGGACATTGATCCTATTATGGAAACGGAACAAAACGTGAAAACGCCACCAGTGGCAAGCATCAGCATACAATGATACAATGTACCGCTGTACTGTCATTGCCTCTGTATGGGCTTCTCTGTGGCTTTAAAGGGCTATATGCTAAAGGCTATAGCTCATCATCCTGATCAGGACTAGGCAGTGCAATCTGCTCTAGCATGCCAGCCAATGCCTCACGCTGGTCATAGTCCAGTGAGCCAATGCTTACCGCTTGCATGGCTATAGCGCCACCATTAGCGCCCGTTAGCTCATGCTTCAGCAGGTCTCCGTACTTCTTAGGCCGAAGCTTGCCAGCAACCCACTTGCGCGTGTCAATCTGAAGCCGGGCGCGTTGTATATCCTCGTTTGCAGCACCCTTAGGCACCGCATCAGCAATGTGTATGGTCTCATCAAACAGGCTGTCGGCTTGTTCTTCCCGTGCGATCGCGTACTGGCGAGCGAAATCAGGGTTACGCGATATCCATTTGCGTACTGTGCTTCCGTCAGGCATGTCAGCATCTTGGCAAATCGAACGCAAGCTTTCCCCATTGCTCAGCCTATCGAGAACCTTGTCAGCTATGTCCTCCATGAACACAAGATGCCGACCTTGTGTGCTTTGTCCGTCAGCCTTGGCCAATACGAAGCCTTGTGGCGTTAGCTTGCTTGATGACCTGACTGTCTTGCCATTAGCTACCGTCTTGGCATGCTTGCCCTTGTTGACCGTTCTCTGTGGCTCTGTGATGCTGCCTGTGTAGTTGTCTGTCACCTTGTTAGTTCCTTATGCAGCGTTAGTAGGCTCGTCATCGCCGGACCAATCATCTTCTAGGTCCATCAGCATCTCTTCCAGCACATCCATCGACTGGATAAGCAAGCTCTCTGCCTCGTTGTCATCTAACAGCTCGAACCCCTCAGCAATGTCTAGCGTGACGATAACCTCTCCGCTGTCATCCTTCGATATGCTGAAGGTAATCATAGGCGCTGGCTCGTCATTGTCTGCGTGTGGCATGTCAATCATTTCTGTGCGTCCTCTGTCTATGCTGTTTCGCTATGTCCTTGGTCCGGTATGGTATCACGTTATCAATGGCTGCCGGCAGTTCTTCGACGGTCTGCAATTCCTCTGGCTCTTCATGTGTCAGCCCTTCGATCAGGTCTTTGACTACCATAAGCAGGTTGGCCTTTATCGCTTCGTCCCATTCATCAGGATCGCCCCGGTATTTCATGGTCACCGAACCATCATCATGCGCGAGAAACCACAGGAACTGCATAGCTATTTGCCCAATTATCCAACCGAATCAATCACATAGCTACAATGTAACACCCACTGATCTGGAGATCAACCAACCTGTTTACGAGCTATGCATATTTGCATGCCAGCCATGCAATAACATGCTTTACATATGCTGAAGCTTATGAGATAACAACATCACTGAAGCAAACAACACCGACGGAGCAAACCAATGACCAAGACTTATAACGTAGCAGATTACGCGATGCACACCGGCACACAGCTTGTCATCATCCTCGACCATCTCTCGTGGTCACCTGACAATGTTTGGGTTCACTTCGTCCACAACAACGGCGATCACAACGGCCTGATGCGTCTTGTAAGCAAATCGGCGCTTTCCAATTTCCGCACCGCAGACCTGCTAGCATAACGGAGCAAATCAATGCGTCAGATCGTGAAGGACATGCTTAAGTGCGAAGAACTGGCCCACGTGTTCAACAACCAGCTTTGTGTTGATGATAACAAAACGCCCGACGAATACACTGACCACGAGATCATCGACGAAGCCAAGTACCAGCTATCCCTCTATTATGAGAGCGGCACGACCAATAACGAGATGTTCATGGGCGAGTGGAGCAAGGACGAGCAGAAACAGGCAAAGCGCGAAGTGCAGCAGATCAAGCGGTTCCTTGCAAAATACGCATAGCAGCCATGCAAATAAATATGCTGGAACTTGTTGACATACGATAAGCTTCAGCATACATTGGTCACATCAACAACGGGGCTGAGGCCCACACCAACGGAGCGATGCAATGCCTAACGTGTTTTATGTTTACCAGTCTCAATATGGCTTCGAAATTGCTGTACGCACCAACGCGCACCTGAGCTTGACAGCAGAACAACGCAAAGCTGTCGATGACTTTGCGTGGAACGTGCCAACCTTTAACACACAGATGGGTGCTTATGCTTATCTGTCCCAGCATTGCAAGTGAAGGAGCAAACCAATGAACAAGACAAAACGTGGCAAAGCCATCATGATCGCGTCAGAAAAATCTCAAACGCATGCCGACATGAAAAAGACGTTCTACACTGACTACACCATCGCCAAAGCTGTCAACATCAAAGACGGCATTGTGACCACCTACAAGCTGCCCAATGACGACCGTAAGCATGAGCTTGCAAAAGGCTTTCAGCGGGTCATGGTGATTGGTGACGACATCCTGCAAGCGGCAGCCCTTAAGCTTTATGAGAAGGCTGAGCAGGACGGCCCAGCCCGGTTCTTCAGCATCGACGAAGCCAAGGCAGCCGTTCTGGCTTTAGTGTAACAAAACGGAGCAAACCAATGAGCAAGCTATTGACCCCTACGATCCACCTGAACGGCACGACTGGCAGCCACCTGCTTGACCAGCAGCTACAGGTCATGGAAGCCCTGCAAGACGTGCTGACAGCCATGCGTAATGCATACCCCAATGCGCGCGACTTTTACCCACAAGGCGAAGGCGTGGCCACACAAGCGCGTCAAGCTTACAACGACCGGTATCGCCTGATCAGTGATTTGCATGCGGAATATGAGACGTTAGCCCTCGAAATTAATAGCCTGATTCGGAAAGACGCCGCATGAAAACACTGTTCACCATCATCGACGACCTCATCGCGATCCTGTGCTTAAGCGTCTTCCTGCTTTTCATTTACGTGTGGGCCACTGGTATTAGCGCCTTCTTTTACGACTAAGCCATGCAATAATGCATAGCAGCAATGCAATAATAAGCTTGACCATAAATAACCTTAAGCATATAGTCATCACATCAACAACAGGGCAGCAGCCCACACAAACGGAGCAAGACAATGGCACATTTAAGCAAAGAAATGATCGCTAACATTAAGGCAAACGTCAAAACAGTTTGCGCAAAGTACGGCATTAAGGCCACTGTAAGCATTGAAGGCGGTTTTACACCTGTCCTTAACGTCAACATAAAATCAGGCGAAATTGATTTTATCAGCAATTACAACGAGACTCACCATTCCAAGCTATTGGGTCCGGCGTCGCGTTGGGAACCAGCCGTTAATTATGTTAGCGTTAATCCTTATCATTTTAAACAAAATTTTAGCGAAAAGGCTTTGGATTTTTTGACTGAAATTTATTCAGTAATCAACGAAGGAAATCACGACAAAAGCGACAGCCAGACAGATTACTTTGATGTCGGCTGGTATGCTTATGCTCATGTTGGTCGCTGGGATAAACCCTATCAATTAACGGCATAACTGGGAGGGCTTCGGCTCTCCCTATTCCTTAAAACAAACGGAGTTAACCAATGTACTATTACAAAACCAGCATCGAGCTAGAGGATGGCGAGTACGAAATCACTGTTTGGTATACCATTGAAGGCGGCAGCAAGCAGACCCTCACAGAGCCAGCCTATGACCCGGAGGTGATCATTGAAGACATGTTCTACGAAGACGGATGCCCGGTCGGTGGTCATATCTATAACTTGATCGAAGATGACTTAGACCTTGCTGATATCTTAGCCAAGCATACCGAAGACTAACCCAAAGGATATGACCCAATGTACACCCTGACCAATGTCTCAAACCTACAAAATCCTTACATTGTAGCTCTCACATCGACCGTCGCGGATGCCATTGCTGCGGCGTCTGAACTGGGCAAAATCTACATGGTTGAAGAGGATGACATGAACCCCGACCATTTCGACGTCATCACATGGCAAGGCGGCATCTTTACAATCGAACCGTCTGGCGCTGATGGCCGCATCATTAATGTTAATATTTCGACACATGGCGGTTGACATAGCCTTGAGCATGTGATTTTATAATTCAGTCAACAGCGCAACAACGCGCAAACAAATGGAGTAACACAATGATCCCCGCATTTGATTTCATCGGCATGACGGACGAAACCCTGATCGACGAAGCTGCAAAGCTTCACACCCTTGCCAAGGCCATTGATGCCAAGCTTGATGAGGCTAAGGATATCATTCGGAAACGCGGCATGAAAGAAATTTTTGGCACATCGTTCAAGGCCACCGTAGGCGATACGGTAGTTTCATGGGCGCTTAACAAAGATAAAATTACGCAGGAAATGGGCGAGGCTTGGGTTATTAAGCACAGCAAGCAGATTGTTAAAGCTGGCGCTGTAAGCTTTAAACCATACGTTGCGCTTGGCGACATCAAAATCGCATGATCCTGCCTTGGATCATCAAACGGAAGACGCGAGACCTGTCCGGGCCTCGCGTCAGGGTGTGGCTGATAATGCGTCAGCCTCCCATCGCGTCATCACCTGCGTACCTTGTGTGCGTCAATGTTACGAAAGATAAACCAAATGGCCATTAAAACGGCTCCCGTTGAACCTAAACCGGCTGCAAAGCCAAAACCCGTTCGCAAAGCCACAGCGAAGCCCGTTGAGGCGGCTCCTGTGGTTGATATGGTACAAACTACCCCAGAGCCATCATTGGCCGTTGTAGAGGCTCCTAATGGCAAAAAGCGCGGCGGTTTCGCCAGCATGACAGCCGAACGGCATAAAGCACTTTCTTCTAAGGGAGGCGCAAGTCAACCTAGGGAAAAACGCTGGTTCTCTCAAAACCCTGATAAGGCACGAGAAGCAGCATCACGAGGCGGCAAAATTTCACGGAAAGGAACGAAAAATGCCGAAATTTGACCCAACAGCAATATATCGCGCCGCTAATGGCCAAGATGTTATCATCTACAATTACAACTGTGGAGGTAAACGCCCGATTCACGGCGCAGTTCAAGGCCGGTATGGTGACGTCAAGTGGTCGCCCACTGCTTGGACTAGCAAAGGCGGCAATAGCTATGCTGGGTTTAACCTTGTGCGCGTTCGTAAGAATGCAAAGAAGCATGGCTGAAAACAACAAACAAAGCGCCCCAGTCATTCGTTGGCTGGGGCCATACCCACCGAAAGAGGATAATATGACAAACCTCAACCCGCGATATGCTGATGCTATAACCATTGACAACCTGATCGAACTGCGTTGCGAAAATGATATCATGCGCGACATTATCCGCCAGCAAAACGGTGAAATGCATGACGCTATCCAACGCTCGATCCGTCTCAGTAAAGCACTGGAGGATATTCTAGATTTTTTCAACACGCCTGAAGATCGCGAAACGTTTAACAATGTCGAAACCATTATTCGGCTTCGTGGTGCTATTGAAGCCATGAAAGATACTCCATAATGCGTTATTTGTCGGTTTGCTCCGGGATTGAAGCGGCAACTGTTGCTTGGCATCCTTTAAAATGGGAGGCATTGGCTTTCAGTGAGATTGAACCATTCCCACGCAAGGTATTGTCATATCATTATCCAGATGTTCGTTTGGAAGGTGATTTTACCGTACTGAGAGAACAAGATTGGATTAAAGATGCAGACATCCTTGTTGGCGGCACACCATGTCAGGCGTTCTCCGTTGCAGGACTGCGTAATAGCTTAGATGATGATCGAGGCAATCTAACCCTTGAATTTGTGAGATTAGCAGATGCAATTGACGATCTTCGACGTATTGGAACCATCATCGTCTGGGAAAATGTCCCCGGCGTCCTCTCAGTCAAAGACAACGCCTTTGGATGCTTCCTCGGCGCCCTTGTGGGAAACGATGAACCCCTCGTCCCGACAGGGGGCAAATGGACAAACGCGGGTATGGTTGTGGGACCGAAAAGACGTGCAGCGTGGCGCATCCTTGATGCCCAATATTTCGGAGTGGCCCAACGACGCCGTCGTGTGTTCGTTATCGCAAGTTCTAGAGACGACTTCGATCCCGCAGAAGTTCTTTTTGAGCGCGAAGGCTTGCGCCGGGATACTCCGCCGGGCAGAGAAAAGGGGCAAAACACTGCCAAGTGCCTTACGACAGGCGTTGGTCAGCGTTACGACCCAGAAACAGAAACCTTGCCCGTAGTTACAAATTCAAATGTGTCTGAAACATTAACATCTAATACGGGCGGTTTAACTCGTCCGGCTGGCAATGCGAATGAGTTAGATTTTTGTGTTGCACAACCGATTCCATTTGGCGTTGGTGAAAACCCCGATCTTGGTCATTGCCTACGCTCTGGCGCATCAAAGGCCGATAAACACGAAAGCACGACCTATATAGCGCAACCAATGGTTGTTCATGGAACACAAGACCCATGCGTTTCAGACATTGCGTTTGCACAAGGCCGTAACAATGGCGGTGAGAATGTGTTCGCCATTGATTATGAGTTTAATGCGCATAGTGTGGATGATCCAACTGGCCCATTGTTAAAGGGGTCGCCATCGGGAGGAGGTCATCCTTTACCAGCGGTCATGCAGTCTATTGGAACAGATTGTTTTAATGGGTCTATAACTGGAAATATTGCGGCTACTTTGGGAACAAGTGGTAGTAGCGTTAATGATAGTGGTCCAACTGTCATGCAATCAATGGCCGTCCGCCGACTGACCCCACGGGAGTGCGAACGTCTACAGGGTTTCCCTGATGATTATACCTCCATCCCTAACGCGGCGGATAGTCCTCGATATAAAGCCCTTGGCAATAGCATGGCCGTACCAGTTATGGCATGGCTTGGGAAACGCATACAAAAACACATGCAAAAGGACACACAATGAAGACCCTAATCCGATACGAGTACAAACCAAACAACGTCTGGGCGCTGTGGGAAAACGAGGATGGCGACCGCTGGTATGAGCATATTGTCGTTAATGGGGAGGTGATTTGGTGATGGATATTCTTGAAAAAGCAAGGCAACATTTCCCGTTAGAAACAACTGGTCAGCCTTTTCAAACGCATGAATTGCAACGCATAAAAGTCGTGCGTGAAATGGCCGACGAGATTGAACGGTTGCGGGAAGCATTATCTGTTATTTGGGGATGGTATCCTACGAGTATTTCAAATCCTCATAGTCAAATTAAAAAGATGAGAGAAGTTGCGGATTTGGCGTTAAATGATGGAGACTTTCGCCAATATATAAAAGATCATTATGCCGCATTGGAGGAGGGTAAGTGATGGATATTGTTGAACGGTTGCGGAAATTGGATTTTATATATTATCCAAATGATGCCGCTGACATTTCAAAAGAAGCCGCTGAAGAGATTGAACGGTTGCGGGAAGCGTTACGGCTCATGCCAAAAACAATTACCGATGCCGCCAATGAGATTGAACGACTACGGGAGGCCGCAAAAGATCGGCCAAAAGATCGGCCAAATGAAGCCGCCAACGAAATTGATCGGCTGCGTAAAGCATTAACCGATTTAGATAGGGGCATCAATCAGTGGGTGACCACCTACTCTGCGATTAAAAAGACGTTGTTGAAGATAATTGCTGACGCACTGAAGGAGGATGAGTGATGGATATTGTAGAACGGTTACGGAAACGTGCTGCCACTTGGGTATCTGTTGGTTGGGGCAACAATGACATCTTTGATGAAGCCGCCAATACGATTGAAAAATTGCGTGGTGTTTTGCAACAAATTGCAGACATTGAGCATGAAGACATACCTACGCCCCAAACATCTAATGAAGGCGTGACATGGATTGTTCTAGCAATGGCAGTTGGTCTTGCTGAAAAGGCACTGAAGGAGGGTGAGTGATGGATATCGTTGAACGGTTAGCGCAATGGGCAGAAAACGATATGAAAGCAGAGGCCATCGCTCTGGAAGCTAAATACGAGATTGAACGGCGGCTGAAAGAATCGCGACTTTATTGGGATGCTTTTCAAAAAGCCGCCGACGAGATTGAACGGCTTCGCAAAGAATTAACCAATGTTAAAATATGCTCATGCAAACAGCGTGAAAACGATATTAACCAATTATTTGAGGAGCTTAGCAAATGAACAAGGTGACACCTTTTACCGATGACGATGTAAAGATCGTTATTGAAATGTGGCAAGAAGGCAAAAGCGCAGTTTTGATTGCAGAACGCCTTGGCAATGATAGGACGCGGAATAGCATCCTTGGCCTTGTGTTTAGACTTCGCCGGAAGATGCCGGAGCTTAAGCGTTATCGCACGGAAAGAGGCACAAAGATTGGCAAGCCTCAGCGTCCCCATACTGAACCACGTCCTAAGAAAATCCCTACGGTACAAATAAACTTATTTACGCCAATCGTGGAAGAACCCCCTCCGCCAGAAGGTGGCATCTCTTACTTCGAGACAACGAGGCAACATTGCAAGTACATCCTAAACACGAGTAAGGATGCCCACAAAATCAAGTGTTGCGGTGCATCCGTATATCGCGAATCATCATGGTGCCGTCATCATTTCGAGGACGTGTTTATAGTACGTACTCACCCCGAAAAACTGGCCGCCCGTTCACCGACTGGCAAAACTCCGGTGGCATCAGTATTCCAGCTTCGTCAAATGTAAGGACTGCAAATCCGGTGTGGGCGCGACTCGGAGTGCCTTCGCCGTATTGCATTGATTTATGGTTAGGATCGCCTAGCATCCCCGTCTCAACGCCCCAATGGGTTCCCAAGCGATTGCGCACTGCCGTCATCTGTTGCGCGTGGGTGTGATTCGTTACAGTAGTCCACCCAGAGACGACTGCGTTGTTGTAGGCAGCATGAACGCCAGACCGGAATCGATGCCGGATTTCGACGCATTCATTGATCGTTAAAGCAAAGCAAAATTCCCACATTGGGAAACGGTCGGACAGTTTTCCGGTATATTCATCAAGCTCGTTAGCCTGATTCGCCAAATAGTTATCCACGCGGATGTCATGGTTGCCAATCGTAAAGATTCGGCGCGAACATTTGGGAAAAGTTCTAACCCAGTTCAAAGCGGCATCAATTTCAGCCGACACTTTAGGTGCATTTGACCCAAGCGTTGCGCCATGCCTAGAAACTCTTGCTCCGTCAATGATGTCGCCATTTAGCACAATCGTGTCGGGCATGATCATTTTCGCAACTTTAGCAAATGCTTGCATCATAACGGTCGGCGGTCCCGGCCAGATATGGGCATCGCCCCCCACAATCACGGTCGAGTTTTTAATTTCGTGTGTTAGAACTTGAGGATAAAGCCATTCATCCTGTACGGCTGTTTTTAAGCCTTTTTCGTATTGTTCGATCCATTGGGGATATTCTCGGATAATTGTATCAAGACGGGACCGAACCGTTGATCTTGGCATACCGAGCATCATTGCTGTCGCTTGAATGCTGCGGCGATTTTTGTGGAAAGTTCGGAATAATTCTTCAAGAACTTCTTTTGATACGGGCCTTGGGGGCATCTTAAACATCTCCGTTGACGTTGTGTGCAAAATACATACAACTACAGAAATGACAAGTGCTTAACAAAATAGGGTTAAAATCTATGACTGGTCCTGAGTTCACAGCGTTCACTGATCATATCAAGTTTGAGTTTGGTGCGGCCAACTATCAACTTGCCAAGGCAATGGGCGTAACACGGCAATCAATTTCTCATTGGAAAAAGGTGGGATGCCCTGCTTACGTCGATCTGATTGCAGCCGCCGTTATCGCCGGTCTTGACCCTTGGCGACCACAGCCAGAACATCTGCCCAATCCTGCCCTACAGTCTCAGGAATAAGCACTTCCACCTCAAGCTTGTGTTGAAGCCGGAGACGCCTTGCCAGCGAATAGGCCGCTGCATGGCCGGTAAAGCTCGCATCATTGTCACCAAAGATCGTGATGCGCTTTGCTATCGCTGGCGGAACCCATTTAGCGAGATTGTGCGCGTTCAAAGCTGACCATACCGGTATGCGATGGATAACCGACGCAGCGATGGCTGTCTCGATTCCCTCAGCTACACCCATGTGATAGTCAGCCGGTGCAAGTCGGACAGATGACCCTTGTGGAACTTGCCCTGACATGATTCGTTTGGTGATTTCAATCTTTGCCCTGTTGCCGTCATTGTCGAGGTAAGTCAGGTGAACATTGTGCGCTTTGTCATCTGGCCCCACAATCTTTGACACCATCAGGTTGTGTTTCTTGCCGATGAACTCACGAAGCGCGTGGGAAGCCCAATTAAGCCCAAAACGCCTTTCCATGTACTTGGACACCGGACCACCCTTAGAAGGGCGACAGGAGGCTTCCCAAATGCGTTTAATCGCCTGTCTATTGACCTCCGACTGACTATCCACTTTCTTTACCCCTGATGTCGGCTGTCCTAGAATGTCGGAAATCTCATCGGCAATCTGTTTGAACGACTTGCCCGTAACGATTTCCGCAAGTTTGAACCCATCGTTTGCACCACAAGCTGAGCAGAAATACATCCCCTCGTCGTTTCGGTCGGTAAACCGGAAGCGATCCTTTCCGCCACAAGCTGGGCATGGCCCGTGTTTGCCCGTGAGGTATTTGGCATCTACGCCTAGCTGCGGTAGCAACTGCTTCCAATGCCCTTTGGCGATATCTTTAGCCCGCTTTACGCTGTTCATGTTTGTCACGTTGTTTGGCCTTTGCAATGTTTCGGTGTTTGATCCAGCTTAACGTAGCCGGAGACGGCGAGGCAATTCTCTTTTGGAATGTGTTAGCAGGTCCAACCCCAAATTTATCCTTGTATGTCCAATAAGCCCACCCGTCTTTAAATCCACGAGACTGCGCGTAGTAACGCAACTCGTTAAAGAATGTTTCCTTTTCGGTCGTGGTGTAGGCCGGGCTTTTCTGCTGTCCATTTCTTGTAAGTTCAAGCAGCTCACCTGTAACACTTTCAACCGTATCAACAGCCTCAGCCTTGAAACCACATGCAGGGCAGACCGGCGTACGAGGGGGCTTGAGGAACGCGCATTTCGAGCAAGCTTTGGGAAGGGCGATCTTTTTTTCACGTTCAGAAACTCCTTTGCCTTTGCCATCATCCAATTTGTCGTATGAGATATCCGTTACAAATCCAAGCCGCAAGGTCGTATCGCTGTGATCCAACACGAGGCAGTAATCTTTGCCCTCAGCGGTTCTAAGACCCCGACCAATCATTTGGGTGTACAGAATTTCGGACTTCGTTGGTCTGGCAAGGATAATACACCGAACATCCCAATCAACGCCGGTCGTCAGAACCCCGACGTTGCAGACAATCCGCAAATCCCCGTCAGCAAACTGCTTAGCGATTGACGCCCGTTCCAACATATCGGTGTACGCATCCATATAACCTGTTGGAACTCCAGCCTCTAAAAACAAGTTCTGAATGTGCTTGGCGTGTACACGATTGACCGCGAAACAGATTGTTTGCCGGTTTTCTCCCTTCTCAAGCCAAGTTGAGATGATATCGGCCACAAGCGGAGCTTTATCCATCGCCTTGCCCAATTGAAGCTTGTTGTAATCCCCAGCGACAACCTTCACGCCGGTTAGGTCAGGCGACGACGGGGCGAACACCTTGAAATCGGATAAATGCTTCTGATCAATTAGTTCCTGCGTTGTCGTGCCAATGATCAAATCATCGTACAACCGACCCATGCCCTTGGCCCAAGGTGTCGCGGTCAAGCCAACCACCGGAATATCTTTCCATTCCTCGCTGTTGAACCAGCCATCATAAAACTTAAACAAAACGTGGCACTCGTCCACGATCACCAAATCAGCCTTTGGAATTTTACGGCGAGCTAATGTTTGGACTGAACAAACTTGGACCGGCATGCGCCCATCTGTGCGCTCGTGCATAGCCTGAATTACGCCGATCTCCCAAATGTCGTGCCGTTCAAACTTCTCAACGGTCTGATCAATCAGGCTAAGCGAGGGTACGCAAAACAAAACCCTCTTGCCTTTGGCAACTGCCATGCGAACGATCTCCGCCGCAGCAATCGTCTTACCCGCCCCTGTTGGCATCTGGACCACTGGCCGCTTGTGGCCTTCCAAAAGTGACCTGCGCAATTTGGCGATGGCGTCTGTTTGGTAACTTCTTAAAACCGCTTTTGTCATTTTTTGTATCCATGCTTAAGGCTACGCGCACACGGTACTGTACAGTCTTACTTAGTTATCCTTCTATTGGTTAGGTATGTATAGTTATACAAGGTTATCTAAGTATCTTAAGTTATCTATGTATCCTGCGCGCGGTTATCTGATTCGGTTCGTTTGTGTCAACTGTCAAAAAAACCCACTTCCAGCAGGAGGCCAGAAGTGGGCCAGTCACCGTTATCTAAACGCTCTGACGGGAGGATTGCCAGAACACGGGTAAGCTAGAGCGTTTTTGCATCCTGTGCAAGTCTTTTTTCGTGACGCTTGACCCCGTAAATTACCGTCGAATGAGTCGTGTGCATCAAATGGCCAATCTGAGAATAACCCAAATTTAGTTCCTTCTTAGCCCGATAGAACAGTTCCTGCCTCACCTTCACAACGTTCTGCTTAAGTGTTTGGCTTTTAACAATTTCGGGGTCTAGCCCATGCATTTCTGCGACTTCACGCAACATGCTTGTGAACTTTTGGCATGGCAATCTAACCGCCAGCAATGAAGGCGGACGGGTATCTTGAACCAATGGATGCGGCAAATTGACGCGCTGATGCGGAACAACGCCGGTTGGCCCGGCAACGCCACCAAGCCGTTTTTTGACGGCTAAGTACCTTGCTCTTAGTTCATCAACAGTTTGCGGCTCTCGTTCCATGCCTCGACCCCTTCTCCGACAGCGTAAACAGTTACGATCATTGGGGCGCTATGCTCCGACCATTCGGCGGCAAGAGCATGGCATTCTGAATCGTCATCAACTATTTTGCTTTTTACGAGAAGGTCACTCGTAGACTTTAGTAGGTTGTCTAAGTCCCGACGCCTTTTGTCGGGTTTAACTGCTGATATGTGAATTACATACGGCCCGTTGATTTGGTACTTCGTTTGCGCTTTGACCATCCAGCCCGCTTCATCCAGCCAAGCCACGTACTCCGGCGACTTGTACATGCGGCCACCTTTGCCGATTTTCCACAGCCTATTTGTGCTTGGTGCCAAAGGTAGCTCTAAACGTATGATCATGCTTCAAACAAAAAGTTTAACAATGAAAGCTCATTGTTCGTGGCGGTACAAATCCGAACCATCAGAGATAGCGAAGGCGTTTGAAGCCCGCGTTCAATCCGAGAAATGGACGACGCAGTTGATTTAACTTTGACGGCCAAATCATACAAAGTGACTTTGTTTTTCTTACGCCATTGACGTAGTGGATGGTTACTCATTAGGCACGATCCGCGGTCTTTCCTTGTTTGAAACTAAAGGGGGAACTACAAGTTGGCGGCCCATAGACACGTTGGTTTGAGCGCGAACTTCCCTATTATTGTATGTCCAACATTCACCCGTATCGTCTTGAAAAACCACCCATAGTAAATCAAACTCCGCCCCATAATCGATGAGAACGTGAGCCAATCCTTTACCCTTTGGGGTGATGACTGGCATAGGCGGATCAAGTTGTAGCATAATTCCCTCTTGACTTAGTTTGCATCATACGTAAATCATGCGCCTATCGGACGCAACGACCGATACAAAACCTGAACAGATTTCTCACAAAGGATGCAAATGTCTAGCAAATATGACATCAACATGCTTAAGCGAACGATTGAATTACTGCTTGAGCGTTACCCCGAATTGAAGTCAGACGAAGAGCTTAGGGCAGACATGCTCGAAGGGGCTACAGATTTCCGCGAGACGATGGATCGGCTATTACGCCGCACCCAAGACAGCATTTACTTAGCCAATGCTTGCCAAAGTGCTGAACGTGACATACACGACCGCCGCAAGCGATTTGAAAAGCGTGTTGAGTTCGGACGTGAATTGATGAAGCGCCTGATGGAAGCTGCCGATATTCGCAAGCTGGAGTTTCCAACAGGAACCCTATCTTTGATGAACAGTGCGCCACAAGTGGTGATTCTGAACGAACACGAAATACCCGACGACTTTATGCGAATCAAAAAAGAACCCAACAAAGTGCTGCTGAAAGAAATGCTGGAGAAAATGGATGTGCGTGGCGCTACCCTATCAAACGGCGGAACTTCCCTCGTCATCAGGGGAGCGTAAAGTTATGAGTGCCAAGATTGCCACGGCTCTGCATAACGTAATGGCTAAGGTCAGCTACGTTCAAAAGGGCAGCGAAAACAAGTTTCATGGCTACAAGTATGTTTCCGAAGCTGATTTGCTTGAGAAGCTACGTCCAGCCCTGATTGAAGAAGGTCTTATTCTTATCCCATCCGTTGACATGGTTCGTCCGCTTGATGAGCATGGCAACACAGTAGTGGATATGAAGTACGAGATCGTACACAAAGATGGCGATATTTGGCCCCATACAATCCGCATTTCTGGTTGCGGCAATGATCGCGCCAAGAATGGTGCGGTTGGCGATAAAGGGCTTTACAAGGCTATTACAGGGGCAAATAAGTACTTCCTATTTAAGCTCTTCCAAATTGAGACGGGTGATGATCCTGAGCGGGATGTTGCGCCAGTAGTGGCAGAAGTGGCCGCACCAACGACCCAATTGACGGGGCCGTGGGAGAATTATACTAAAGACCTATACACCTATATGAAGGTTTTCCAGATGGCGATTGAACTTTGCCAGTCTGTGAAAGAGGTTCAGGCTTATTGGAAGCAGGAACTAAAAGAAAACTTCCCCAAGATGGAATTGGAGAAGGACGGAGAAGATTACGAAGCTCTGCGCCAATTGTGTGCAGACCGCGTAAAAGAACTTAACGCAGCCAAACAGGAGAAATGAAATGGCTTACGAAGAACGCGATAACAGCGGAACCATCTTTAAGAACAGCTACAAGAAAACCGATGCCCAACCAGACTACACGGGCAAAGGCATGATTGGCGGCGTCGAAGGCCGGTTTAGCATGTGGATTAAACAGGGAGCTAAGGGGCCGTTCATGTCTCTTGCTTTTACGCCTAATGAAGAAACGGGCCAAAGTGCGCCAGCCCCGAAAGCGACTTCCTCACAGAGCAAGCCAATGACGAAAGCACCAGTGAAGAGCGAGGCGTCTGATGATGAAGAAGACTTCGATTTTGTCCCCTTTTGATACAACAACCGAATATATTGTGCTTTCTTATCGCACAGATAAGCATGGCCATGTGCGGAAAACCAAACTAGGCCGTGCCTTTAATGGACGAAAAGAAGGTACAATTAACATCAACTTTGAGGCATCCCCTCTCCCCAACCAAGACGGTGAGTGCTGGGTGTCTTTAGTTCCTTTCGATCCAAACTTTGGTGAGCAATACGAATGACCCAGTTTATAACCGATACCATGATGGAAGATGCGCTTCACTTTTTGTCTACGCATAGTGGATTAGGGGCGCAAGCCAGAGCGGATCGGTTTAAGGCTGAGCATGCACGTAAGAGGATCAGGGCTAACCTGATCCTCACTTCCAACGAGAAAACGTCTGCGATGAAAGAAGCGTGGGCAGAACAACATGAACTGTATGAACAGGCTATCAACGATGAGGCTGATGCCATTCGCAACGACGAGTATTTTCGTTCAGAACGCAATCGGGCAGACGCCATCATTGAAGCTTGGAGATCAGAACAAGCAAACCAACGAGCAGGAAACACATTCAAATGACAATCTCTGTAACGCTAACAGATGACGACCGAAATATATGCCGCCTTCTAGGAAATATGCGAACCCTTGTGGCGCGTGGTAACAATGTCAAAGACGCCAAGATGGGCAATCTATCTGGCGCTGTTATTGATGAGGATGGCGTTATAGCCGAATATGCCTTCTGCAAATATTTTAACATTTTCTTTGACCCCTCAGTTTATCCAAGAAGCGGAAGTGTTGATTGTACGTACAAAGGTCAACGTATTGACATTAAATCTACCCGCAACCAAGGCGGCAGACTTCTTTCTACTCTGAAGAAAAATGACGAAGTAGATGTATACGTGCTGGCTATCATTGACGGCTACAATGTGATTTTTCCGGGCTGGGCATATGCCAAAGACCTGCATCATGATGACAATATTTGTGACTTGGGACACGGCAAGGGATACGCTTTAACCCAAGATCAATTGAAGCCGTGGAAAAAATCATGATTGAAGATATGGGTACGACCGCTAGAGGTTCCCTATCCGGCAAACGAAAGTTAGCGATATGGGAACGCGAAGGCGGCAAATGCATGCTGTGCCATGTCAAACTAATGACAGGTCAGTTCATATACGAGCATGTCCGCGCACTTGAGTTAGGCGGAACTGATACGGACGATAACATCCGTTTGACGTGCAAACCATGCGCTAAAGAGAAAACAAAAAAGGATCACCAGATGACAGCTAAAGCCAAACGAACCAAGCAAGTTCACTTAGGGTTAAAACAGTCGCGTTCGCCGCTTCCATATGGTAAGACTTCCAAGTGGAAACGAAAGCTAGATGGCAGTGTTGTCCCGCGCTGAGCGTGATGAAGCTATCGACTTTAATAACTGTCGCATGTCTAACAGTTGGATGCCAGACTGCCGGACATACTTCAGAATCGCCCCTGCACGATATGATTCGCGCGGCAGCGGTTTCGCATGACGTTGACCCTAGAATAGCCCTTGCGCTGGTTGATGTTGAGAGTGGCTTTAAGCCTACAGCCTCTAAGGACGGCAATTATGGTCTAATGCAACTTAGGTACGGAACAGCCGTATCAATGGGCTACACGGGTTCCCTAGCCGGTTTAATGGTACCTGAAACGAACATCGAGTATGGCATGCGGTACTTGCAGTATTGCTTCAACAAGTACAACGATACCGTTCTAATGCTCGGCTGTTATAACGGCAGCATGTCCATCAAAAACAAGTACCCTAAGCGTGTGCTGAAAGCGTCTAGCAGATATTAAGCCGCTACGCTCTTGGCCACCTTAAGGGCTTGCACAATGGCATCGTCCGGCATGGACAACATTTGCTCAGTGTGATTGGCAAGGAGCTTCTGATTGCGCATCGTCTCATTGATGAGTTGATCAGACTTCTTGTCGATTACCGATCCGCCAGACTTGCGGCCCTCTCGTTCAGGGTTGCCGTGATTAACCGCCAAATACCGGCTCAGCCCTTTTTCAAACTGATCCAAAGTATCACGTACTTCGGCATCGTTTTTAGCGGCCCTTAAAAGGATGTCGGTATACTTAGGGTCATTTGATAAGGCCATGCCAAGAATAGCGCTGGTTTTAGCTTTATTCCCCGCACTAGTAATTCCTGCACCCAAAGCGCCAGCCGACAAAGCTGCTCCAGTAGCAGCTAATGCCATAGGATCGGCACCATACTTGACGATGTTGGGTAGTGCTTCAACAAGCTTCGGCAGATATGCACCAGCCGCTGTTGATAGCCCCAAACTCCCAGCCCCGATTGCTATGTTTTTAGGCGACACTAACGGCGCTGACGGTGGCTTACCAATTTCCTTTGACAACGCCATAATACGGTTAAGCCGCATGGACGAATCGATCTGATTGAACGCATCTTCACCGATAACGCTCTTCAAACGATCCATTGTCACAGAATCATTGTTAGCAAAGATTTTTGCCGCCTTTACCGGATTTTCCTTAATATCCGCCGCTACACCCTCGCCAAATAGCTTTTTTTCATCAGGATTGTAGGTATTGTTAAAATGATAAAGAGTGCTTCCAACTTCCTTAGGATCGGCATTCTTATTCGAAACGAGGTCAAGGAAAGACATTCCCTCGTCATGCGCATTATTGCCTCGAATAAATTTACCAGCACCATCCAAAGCCGTGCCATACTCTGGCACTTGGTTGCGAAGAAAGTCCGTTAAGGTTCTTGCATCCTCTTGCGTTGAACGAGAAGCGGTTCTTGCACCCTTATTGAACTGCTCGGAACTTACGTCTCCCAAACCGCGCTTAAAGTGATCCCAGAACGAAAGGTCTGGCGTGACGCCCTCCCGTAAATCCAAGTTACCGTTCTGGTCCTTGATAAACGGGTTTTGAATAGGGGCAAAACCTTCCTTTGCCGCTTCTTTCTTCGATTCATTTAAAGCGTAATCTAATGCTTGTTTGCCTTCATTGGTGTTGACCATAGCCTTTAGCTGGTCGTTCCAAATGGCTTTGGCTTCTGGCGCAGCGTAGGCGGCGTCATAAGCTGGCTTATTGACACTACGGGCTAAATCGTCAGCTTCTTTTCTGGCCTTGAACGCATCGATTGGTTTACCAAAAGCAGTATCAACCTGCGCACCAACGCGAGATGATTCGTCTGCCAACCGCTGTTGAAGGGAGTCGTTGATCTGTTGGATACGCTGATCGGTCGGAAGACTTTGTCCTGCTTGTGCGATTAAGGGTTTTGCACCTTGGATATCGGCAATAGTTACAGGCTCACCACGCTCCTTGGCAGCGGCATATTCCTCAACCGTAAGACCCTGCCCCTTGCTGGTTGTCGGCACATTAGCAGCGGCAGACGCGATGTCTTTAGCAACGGCCTGTTCAGGATTCCATAACTTGGACGCCCAATTATAAACAGCCTTTGGAGCCTGAACAGCTTTGCCAACTACAGTCGCCACTGGAACACCGGCGGCACCCGCTGCCGCACCTACGCCAATCCTTTTAGCTGCATCTTCAGCAGTTTCACCGGGCGTTGTTTGTTGAGCGGCTGAAGATCCACCGTAAATAGCTTGCTCAAGCATGCGGCCAGCGTAGCCCGCACCCTTCTCAATATAGGGCAAGGTTTTGGACGCAGCCGCTTCAATACCCAACTCCGGTGCCGCATAGATAGACGGAATTGCTTCTGCGGTTCCTTGGATTAGGCTGGATGCTACGGGTGCCGCTGCATGCTTGGCAATGTCACGGGCGCGGCTTTGAGCGAGTAAGTCGGCCTGACGCTCCTCAAAAGTTGCGCCTTTTCCCTGCCCAAGGGCAGCTTCACCTGCGGTAACTGCACGACGATATGGCTCTCCAACTAATGGTAAGCCATATGCGCTTGGAACATATGAAGTCCAAGGATGCTCAGAAACTTCTTTTTCCGCTTCCGGCACTTTAGACTGAACTTTTTGTTCAAACTTTTGTACTTCCGTAGGAGGTTCAGGAGCTTGATAAATGCCTGAAACAGAAGACAAGCTTAATGGCGCAGCGGCACTAGGCTGCTGGTCAGAAGGCTTTTGTGATTGGCTACTTAAATCCGATAGATTTAAAGGAGTTGCCGAATTATTGTCGCCAGCCATTTACTGCCCCGTTGCAAGTTTGAAGGCATTCTTACCATAAATCTTGTCAAACTGAGCCTGACCAGCAGACAAATCTTTACCCTTATTGTCGCTTGCCCATTGACGGATTTCGCTCAAATGAGTTGGATCAATAGAGTTCACAATAGCCCTGTTGGCATATTGTTCTGGTGGGTTCAATTTAGTGAACAGATCGTTTGCACCCTCTAAATGGCCAAATTTGGCTTTGTAGCTATCATAAAAGGCATTGCGATCTTGTTCGTACTGAGCCGCCTGACGAAGTGCTTCCGTAATACGGTGGAAACCAAGTGGCGTATTTGCCGCACCCGGATTGGCCGTAATAGCTTGCTGAACGATAAAGCCGGGTTCACGGCCCATAGACTTAGACAAAGCAAAACCAAGACGTTTATTGTCTTTGGCAAGTTCTTCTAACGCGGCAACGTCTGTTGGATCAAATATTGGCTTGCCACCAATAATCGATGCCATAGTGTTAACGCCAACGGCAAAATTAGTTCTTTCGTCAATATGCTGGCCGGGAGCTAAAAGACCGGTTTTGCTGACATCGTTGAAACCGCGATCCATGTTATCCAAGGTATAAAGCGTATCAAATGCACCTTGTGATTTGGCATCTTGATCGGCCTTAATCTTTTCCGCAGAAGCTTGTGCCTTTTCCATCGCACCCGGAACTAATGCAAGGTTAGTTGAACCCGGATAACTATAATTATCGGGGACAGTAGTCACAGGCTTCCACTCAGTTTTTTGCTCCGGCGTGGCAACGGAAGGAGCATTCACATTTGGTTGGGTTGCAACGGCAGGAGTAGTTACGGGCGCTTTTGTTGCGCCGACCGTGCTGGCCGGTTCTTGTGTTTTTGCTGGAAGCCCAACTTTACTAGGAATTGAGGTCGGATCAATATTCCCTAATGGCTGCATTTTCTCGTCCGTAATCTGAACGGGAGGATGCATTGGATTATTCGCATCGGAAACAATATAGCCAACGCCCGGAATCCAAGTTTTTTGGTACATAGCACCTGCCGCCGTTTTAGCGCGTTGCAATGCTTCAATAGCGTCGGCTTGTGATTTGGCAATATCTGCGGGAGTTTTTTGAGCTTCTAAGCCCACGCGCTGCTTTTCAATGTCGCGCTGTTCTTGCGTCATTTCCAATTCGCGCTGCTTGTTCGCATAAGCACGGTCGTTAGCCCTCGCATTGTAATAAGCGCCAAGGCCCGCTGTGGCACCTTCGCCTACGCCTACACCGAAAAATGGGGAACGGCTGCTGAGCATGCCTAAGCCCGCCGCTAACATGCCCATGCGAGCATTATCGGAGAGGTCTAAGCCGGTAGCCTTCTCAATAACAGATTGTCCTTTAGATGGCAGAATGTTGCCCAAAGAAAAAGAAGAACCGCTTGATGGCACTGAGCTTGGTGCGGTCTGGTCCGGCGTGTCATCCGAAGATGGCTGTACCGTTTGCCCGTCCTTGTAAGCACCACGTCCCGCGACACCGCCCGCAGCATAATTTAGGCCCAAAGAATATGTGCCTTGGCTTTCACCAATTGCCGTACCCGGTGTAGTCGGTGCTGGGTTTAGAATGCTTTGAACTGAACCAATGTTAGCTTTCATATTAGCGCGTTGATCACTGGACATGCCCTGCAACTGCTTGGCTACATCCATCATTGTGCCTTCTTCCAAAGGAGCAGGTGCATTTGGAATATTAGTTTTACCGCCCAACTTGCCTTCAGAGATTAAGGACACCAATGGCATCAAATCTTTCAACGACAAAGGAGTAGTTCCCGTGCCGCCTAAAGGTTGGCTTGTATACGGAATATCAGACACCGAACCAGCAGTCGCAAAATGCGCACGGCCTAAGCCTTCATGCACTGCGCCGCCCATCCAATCGGGAACGCCGCCATCGGCAAAATGACCCCGCTTCGCAGCCTTGTTTACCGCAGTTTCGTAATCAACCGAACGCATGCCCTGACCGTCTTTATGCACGGCTTCTGGTGTATGCTTCTCAACTTCCTGCGCACTAAGGCCAAGCATAGTGCGGCCATCGTTCTTATAGTTAAACTTGTAAATGTTCTGGCCATCAAAGGTCTTACCGACCGGTTCCATATTTTCCTTCAGGCGTTCGTCGGAACCCCAAGGAATAGAACCAAGGGTCATTAAGCCACCAAGAAGCTGTGAACCAACATTGGGGCCGGGCTGAGACGTAAGTGACGTGCCGCCGGATTGACCACCAATGCCAAGCAACAAGTTGCCAAGGAACTGCGTTGTTTCGAATGGATATGCTTGTGCTGCTTGGAACTGCTGCTGATTCGCGCTATCCACAGCTTGCTGATATGCTTGCTGTTGCGCACCAGCACTCATCATCGCCTGACCGCCCTGCATCGCGGCATTTTGTGCAGCAGTACCAAATCCAGCTAAAGTTTGCCCCGCCGCCATACGACGCGCTTGATCAGCATTGAACTGCTGTTCAGCTTGATTAAAGCCGCCCTGA